CTTGCCCTTCTTCGCCGTTCTTGGCTAATCTGATAAATACTTTATGGCTATCAATACAGAAACATTATACCGTAGACTTTACGACAATTTATCAAGTAAAGGATATAATCCTAAATCAGAAAGCGCCCTAACCGGCAAAGAAGTTGTACCTGAAGAAGCAGATTTTTTAGAATTTGATTTTGACAAGGGTGACGGGACTATTCCTGTGACAGTTTCAGTTGATAAAAGGAATGACCGTTATAGTTTAACATTATATTATACAGATGATGTAACTGAAAACGGCACAGATGAATGGTATAAATTACAAAAAGATATCAGATATACTGCACAGTTATGCGGTATCAATAGTTTCGTTTTACGAAACAGAAACCACTTAAAACCTGACATGCAGAAAAGGGAATATATGAAAAAGCAAGAACAAATCGCAGAAGGATATTATCCAATGGGTAAAAAAGCAAGTTACAGTGATAATGTACCTGCTGTTAAAATTATTTTACAACATACTCGTCAAATTGAAGAGGGTGAGCAACGTTATCGTAATATTGCAAAGATATTTGTTGAGAATCAAAATGGTGAACGTTTCTTAATTCCTACAACAAAGCCAGGACTAGCAAGAGTATTTGCAAGACATATTAGTGAAGGTGGTACACCTTATGATGACCGTGGACAACATATATCTAGTTTAGTTGAAGAATATTCAAAGATGGCAGGATTTGTTCGTGCAACTCGTGGTCATCAGTTTAATGAATCAGCACTAAAATTAGTTGAATCAGGTATTAATCATTATCAGTCATTACGTGAATCATTAAGTCGTATGACTGGACGTAGAGGTTATAATAATTATTTTGAATCATGGACACCTCCTTTAATGGAAGATGATTCAGATACAAGTAACCTAAATGAATTATTTGTACAAGAAACATTAGATCCAAGAATTGAAAGTGTGATGCCTATACTTAGTAAATTACAAAAGAATATTAGTGAAATGTCTGAAGTTGTAGCATTAGAAGAATGGGCTGATAGTTTATTAGAAGCACCTGGTGCAGAGACATTAGCGCATAATCAATCAACAGAGAAACAAAATTTAAAAGCATTTGGTTTAGCAGAAGGCACTAGAACTGGTGATCCAGTATATATAGAAGGGTGTGAATGGAATGATGTTGTTAAATGGTTGGTTAAAAACGTAGGACCGTTGACTAAGAAAAATCCAAACTATGCTCAAGGATATGAGGGTCGTGGTTGGATTCTGTACCCTACAAATCGTACAGATGAAGAAGGCTTAGAAGTTCTTGAATTAAGTGCTGATACAAAATTAGCCAATAAACAAGTATTAGCAAAATCAATTCAAATGGCTTGCTCTGGACAACAAGGTGTGGCAGAAGGTCGTCTAACAAACTTTGATAACTTGTCTGATGCTGAACTAATTCGTCTTGCTCATCGTGGTTATATTAGTGGAAATTTAGAATATAATCATGATGGTCACCTAGTCAATAGAGATGAAATAATTCGTTTGTTAAAAGCCACAGACGACAGCGCAGAAGAAAATGACGATGATTTCATGGAACAAGGCATGGCGGAAGGTACTATATACGATATGGGTAAAGAGTATGGCGCACCTGACTCACCAAGACGTCCACTACCAAGTGGTGGTAGTATGCCAAGAAAACATGATGACGATCCAGACTTTATGGATCCAGACCAACGCAGACTACGTGCTGACCAGGCACGTGTTAAAAAAGCACAAGACGAGTATCACGCTAAGAAGAATCAAGGTATGACGGAAAGCGATACTACAGTACAACCAGCCGTGCAGATTATTAACGACTTTGATGAAGTAGTTGACAAGTTTGATACAGTGCCAAAAGGATTCAGAGATGCATTACGTAGTAGTGAGTTTGATGCTGTTCAATGGCTTGCAGATATAATGAAAAACGATCCCGACTTTGATATAACCACTATTGAAAAAATAGTTTTACAACCCGGTGTATATGGCCCGGATGAACATGTAATTGATGTCACCGAGTATTTGGATAACTTAGATGAAGCCATAGCGGAAGATTCACAAATTAATGAAATGCCTGATACCCAATTCCATGAAGGTGAATTTGCAGGAGACTTTAAAACAGGTCCTGCAGGTCAATGGCGTAACAAAGGTCCTAAGGCCAATAAGCCAGCAACTATCGGTGACTTGGTAGGTGAAAGCGAAAGTGTTGATAACAATGAATCTGCTATTGCAGAAGGGCAAGATGATTTGGAAGCAATGCTAAGAATCGTTAAAAGATAAAGGGCAAATAAGTTCTTAAAAACCTCACTAAAAAGGTGAGGTTTGCCATAACAGGCATAAATACTATTGACATAGGTAGAAAGATTTGCTAAACTCACTACTTACGTTAGTTACACATAGGGTGTAACGAATACTCAAAGAGACCATCTCAATTTATTATAAGGAAAATTTATTATGGCATCATTAGCAGAAATTCGTGCTCGTATCGCGGCACAAGAAAACAAATCAAACAACAAGGGCAACGGCGCCCAATCTGATAACGCAATCTACCCCCACTGGAATATGGACGAAGGCACAACAGCCGCAATTCGTTTCTTACCAGATGGCGATCCAAAGAATGACTTCTTCTGGGTAGAACGTCAAATCATTAAACTACCATTCAATGGTGTTAAGGGTGATACAAATGTAAAACAAGTTGTAGTACAAGTTCCATGCGTAGAAATGTATGGTGACAACTGTCCTGTTCTTGCCGAAGTTCGTCCTTGGTATAAAGATGAAAGTTTAAAAGAAATGGCTAACAAATATTGGAAGAAACGTAGTTATGTCTTTCAAGGTTTTGTTCGTCAAAGCCCATTAGGTGATGATAAGGTTCCTGCGAATCCTATTCGTAGATTTATCATTAGTCCACAAATCATTCCAATCATTAAGGCTGGTTTAATGGATCCTGAAATTTTAGAAATCCCAACACACTTTACACGTGGTCTTGACTTCAACATTAAGAAAACAAGTAAAGGCGGTTATGCTGATTACTCAACAAGTAATTGGGCACGCCGTGAAACTGCATTAACAGATGCCGAGCAGGCAGCGATTGAGGCACATGGTTTATTCAAATTAACTGATTTCTTACCAAAGAAACCAAGTGAGGCTGAACTACGTGTTATCAAAGAAATGTTTGAGGCAAGTGTTGAAGGTCGTCCATATGACACAGAAAAGTGGGGAGCATATTATCGTCCATTCGGTATTGAGGCACCTGCAGGAGCAACCGCGAATAAACATACTGCGCCTACTGAAACTAGCGCACCCGCAACCGCACCCGTAGCAGAATTTTCAGCACCATGGAGTGAAGATGAAACAGAATCAACTTCAAGTGTTACAATTCCAAAAGCAAACGTAAGTAGCGATAAAGCACAAGACATTCTAGCAATGATTCGTGCCCGTCAGAATAAGTCTGCTTAATAGGTATCAAGGGGCTTAGGCCCCTTCCAAAGGAGAATACCATGACATTACCAGACGAAAGATACCGTGCTATGAAGCAAGGTAAAAAATTATTAGAGGAACTATGCGATCCAGGTAAAACACCTAGAGTGCCTAGTTTAATCAGAGACAGAGCAAGAGCCGCATTACGTCACTTCCCTCAAGATTGGGATATTGATATGATTGCAGAGAAATGCCCTGATATCATTGATAAAAATAACGCCCCGTATTATTATACAGGCATGAAAAACATTGGAGATAAAATTGGCTAAACCATTTGATGTAAGTAAATTTAGAAAAGAAATAACTAAGTCTATTGAAGGACTTAGTATTGGATTCAACGATCCAACTGATTGGATAAGCACAGGTAACTATGCTTTAAACTATCTCATCAGTGGGGATTTTAATAAAGGCGTACCATTAGGTAAGGTAACTGTATTCGCAGGAGAATCAGGTTCAGGTAAGTCTTTCATATGTTCAGGTAACTTAGTTAGACACGCACAAGAACAAGGAATCTTTGTAGTCTTAATTGACAGCGAGAATGCACTTGACGAGGCTTGGCTACATGCCTTAGGAGTAAGTACAGACGAAAGTAAGTTACTTAAACTTAACATGGCTATGATTGATGAAGTAGGTAAGACTATTTCTATGTTTGTAAAAGATTACAAAGCATTGCCAGAAACAGACCGACCAAAAGTCTTATTCGTAGTTGATAGTTTAGGTATGCTATTGACTCCAACTGATGTTAATCAATTTGAAGCAGGTGATATGAAAGGTGACATGGGTCGCAAGCCTAAAGCACTAGCTGCACTTGTTCGTAATTGTGTTAATATGTTCGGTAACTTAGGCATCGGCATGGTAGCAACTAATCACACATACGCAAGTCAAGATATGTTTGATCCAGATGATAAAGTGTCTGGTGGACAAGGCTTTGTTTATGCAAGTAGTATTCTAGTTGCTATGAAGAAACTAAAACTAAAAGAAGACGAGGACGGCAA